CCCGTCTGAAGGGAGAAAGAAATGGGGCAGCACGTGGTATCTGTCGGCTTTAGGGAACACGAGAACGAGAGCGGTTAAATCGCGGCTCGCCGACAGGTCCAATCCAGCAAAGCAATGATCTCCAGGCACGACTTCGGGCGAGGCATTGTTCGCTTCCCATTCGGCCCGTGAAAGGAAAGGCGACTGCGCCTCGATCCGTTGATTGAGATACAACCAGCGGAATGAGTTAGCTTTGGCAGGCAGACGTTCTGCTTGCTTGGCAAAATCTTCAATATCAGTAAGCGATCTAAACTGGGCCATCGCAGGGTTCGCGGCCGCCCAGGCTTTTTGATCTGTGATCTCACAATCTTTTGGTGCGGTGTAAAGGTGCGACACAATACGAGGATCAGCAGAGTTCGCAGCGTCATCCAACCACAGCGAAAACAAGTCACCGTCCGTGGCGGCTTGGGTGCTGATGGCGATCAAAAGAGGATGCAAATGAGCGCCTTGCGCCGTTTCGATAGCCTCCACGAACGGATCGTGAGGACCACGCACTTGCCCGACTTCGTCGAGCACAGCTAAGGTAGGGGATAGCCCGTGCGCGGTCCCCGCTTCAGCAGAGATCGCTTTGTACTCAACATTACAGGGCAAACCGACCAACGACTTTTGGCTTGGTACGATGCGCACAATTTTGATCAGCTCGTCAGACAGCCTGACCATCTTTTCAGCAAGTTTAAAAACCAGTGACGCCTGATCGCGTGATCGTGCACCACTGATGATTTGGCTGTTCTGCTTCGCCTCTGGCCCCACCAAATGCGCTAAAACAATAGCTGCAATCAGTGCGGACTTACCATTTTTGCGAGCCACTGACAGATATGCGCGGGACGTCCCTGCTGGGTTGTCGTAAACATCCAGAACAAACTTACGCTGGAAGTCTAACAGCTTTATCGGTTGCCCAACTTTGCTACCCTCTGGGATCAAGCAGTAGCGTTCGATGAACTGGCAAACCTTTTCTCCGCGTGTCGTCATTTGGTGATTTTATCCAGTTGTGATACTCTTTGCTCGCCAACAGAAGGAGAGAAACAATGTATGCAACTTCAGCAGATTGGTCGTTTGACCAAGTAGCAGACTTTTCTGAAATGGGGCCAAAGATGGCCGCTAGCATGAAAGCCGCTGGTGCAATTCATTGGCATTTTGTTGTTACTAGCGACACTACCGCTAGAAGCATGATGGTTTGGCCTGATAAAGAAACTGCGCACAAAGCAATCAAAATGTTCCGTGATGACGCCCCAAACCAAAATAACTCAAAAATTACTTCGACATGCGAAGGTGAAATAGTCGCAGGATTTTAAAAATGCCTAAGCGTTCAGAGGAACAGCGGTTCGGCAGCATCGTGATCTATTGTTGTATCGCGGTTACTGCTGCCATTTCGCTATATGTAACGTTTATTGCGGTCTAGCAATCAGGCCATCATCAAGCGGATTGTCAGCTTCTATGGCCTTTGCAATCTGTGTCTTTTTATTTGCAACGTGAGCCTCCTCGCGCGCCCGCGCGTTGACACCCAGTGATCGCTGTAGCGACAGCAAGTCAGAGGTCAGACTTTTAACGATGCGTGTTCGTGGGTTCTCAACAGTTGTGCCGTTTTCACGGACCGCAATGTAACCCTCATCGCGCAACGCTTGCTGCTCAGCATTCAGGTCATGCATTGTCCGCGCCATCATGGCAGCGATTTCAAGTGCATGTTCGGTCCATTGGCTGCGCGCAAACTCGCCAATCACATTGTGATAAAACGGAATGTCTGTGTCGCTCAGTGGAACATTGCTAGGCACAGTAATTGGCACTGGAGACTTCGCCATAATTTGAGCTGCATTCTCTTTGCTGTCCGTGCGTTTACGAGCCATATCGTGAGAAAAATTCTAGTTAGCAGAAAAAAACGACTGGGGACGCCGGTTACCGTGTTCTTGATATTTGTGATTGACCCACCCCCTGCCAAAAACAGAAAAGTTGACAAAAGTGCGACAATGTGTCAGTATTTGTTTACACTTGGTTTTTATTCTTCGTTCCTCCCCGAACATAGAATATCCCTATTTTTCCAAGTGCAACTGATGGCCGTGGATGAAACTTCTGAAACCCTTTAACTACACCACGGTCATCAACTTTAGAATGCTGTGAATGCTCTGATCATAAGTCTGCAAGGGCAATCACACCATAGCTGCGGGTGCGACTACTACACTTATATTCTACGCACCCGCGGCTTCATCAACTAACGCTCGGATGCTTTGGATCGATAGGCCATCCATCATTTCCAATTGTGCGGTCATAACCCAGTGCCTCAGTCGACTGAATGTCACCGCCGTGACACGTCCAGCAAACTGATTGCAGATTGTTCAAATCAAAGAACAGCTCAAGGTCGCCCTTGTGCGGTTTACGGTGATGCACCACTGCGCTACGCGGGTGATCCCTACCTGCCTGCAGGTGGGCACCGCAGCCGCTGTGCTGACATTGGTACGCATCACGTGTGAGTTCCTGTCGTCGTAGTGTCTTCCAATCTTTGCTTGCGTATAATACGCGATAACTCTCTGCCTCACTGCTACGTTGGTTCGATGACAAAGTTAAACCTCATCAATAAACATTGGTTGAACATTCAGTGCAGCAAATGCCGCCATGACAAGAACGTACCTGTGCAGCAGTTTCTCGACCGTGGCATCAAAGATATTCAGCAGATCAAAGCTAAGTCACGCTATTCGCACTGTGGCCATCGGGGCGAACCAGAGATCGTGATTTACTTTAGAAACCTTCAAGCCGTTGAAAGAGAAAAAGTCCCGCCCGAAGGCGAGACAGGTGATGTGTGACGACTGGGAGTTTGCAAGCCGCCACACAACGAAACGACCCAATGGGTGTCCAGGTCGAGCAGAAAGGAAAGGAAATGAGAATTGGGCATACCATTTCCAATTCTAGAAAAAATCTCAGGATAATCTCACGTTTTATCAACCCCCTAGTTTCGATAACTGTAAAATTTTTTCCCAGATGTCCGAACACGCCTGCTTTTGTGCGTTCCACAGCTGCTGATAATTCAACCCAGTACGGTCCCGTACCGCTCTCGGTCGCATCCCGCTTGCCTTCAAATATATGGCCTTTTTCAAGCGATCACGGTCGCCCTTCTCCATCAAGGCCACATGATGCCATAGCTCAAGTATCGCCTCCGAACGCGTAATCTGTTGGGCAGTCGGACGCGGCGCTTTTGTTTCGCATGATGGTAGGTTTTCTATTTCACCTTTGAGGTACGCGCTGACCAGCTGCCACGCTGTAACCTGATCAACGCCATCTGGCAGCGCAGACTTCTGTGGGAAGCCTGACCGTGGCGGAGCGGTGTAGGCAATTCGAGATACCAATACAGCATCCCTAAGCAATTCCCATGCGATGTGCGTCCCATCTACGCGTGATCTCTTCCGCACTTTCTCGTGAGCAGCGTCAGTGCCCGCTTGGATCGTTGAACGCCAATCGTGGGCGCATAAGCGTTTTAGCTTTTCATCTGTAAGCATTGCTACCGTCCTTTGATCATCGGAAAATAAATCTTGCTGCGGCCTTGTTGCCCTACCAGCACCTGCCCGAGCTTAACCAAAGTGCGCAGCGCAGCCTGAAAATCCTCGTAGGAAAAATTGACCTGCTCAAACAACTTCTTCGTTGTGATGCCGTTGTGAGCGTTGATGTGGTGCAGCAAATCTTTGGTCCGATCTGGCCGCTTGTACTCCTTCAGCTTCACACGCAGGTCGCATGGCAGGGGTGGCCGATTGCGCAGGATGACCTGCTCACGCTCAAACTTCAGCATCAGTTCACCCAATTGCTTTTCATCCATTCCCATTCTCCAACATGAACTTGCGCATCAGGATCAAACTGCTCTGTGCTGCATTCCACTGCTTACAATCGCGCTGCAGCACCCGACGCCGATTGGCCAAGCCGTTCAGCTCCTCAAGGCAGCTGATTGATTGCAGTGCCTTCTCAAATTCTTTTTCACTCAAGTCCGCCCAATCGACACTCGGCGCGTCACCCGCATCCAGACGAACCCCCTAAAGGGGGTTCTAGTCTGGGGTTCCGCTGTCGCAGGGTCATCTCGACCGACACTTACTGTCTGAAGTGTCGCTTCAGTGTCGCTGACACCCTGTAACGCATTGATATTAAACCATTCTGAAAACGACAGATGTCGCTTAGGTGTCGCAAAGGTGTCGTTTTCTGTGTCGGTAAATTCCTCAAAAACGACACCTGTCTTGGAGGTGTCGCTAAAAGTGTCGTTTGTTACACCACTGGACAGGTATTTACGGTAATTGTCATCGCCATCAAACTTCACCCGCACAGACACATTTGGGTGCACTTGCAAAATTTTTTCGATCTGGCGCAATTTATGTTTAAGGGAAGTCATCAATTTCACCCCTCTCAATCGGTTTGCGCACCCAGCGTTCTGCCGTTCTTTGGGGCGTTGATCACGAGATAACATCGCCTCGCGTTCAAATGCGTCGATCTACTTCAAACTCCAATGCCACCCGCTTCTGGATATTATGACAACTTTCAATTTGTCCGGACCTGTGTCCAATTCTACTAGCGTTGTCCTTGCCCCCTAAAACTGATCCATAATTTTTGCTAATCTCTGTTAGTTTGAGGAGGATGGTTATGGCTCGGAAACGATATGGTGAAGATGATATATTGCGATTGATCCGCGAGGTTGAGGTACATTGCAATTCTGGCA